CACCCTGAACGCACTCACCATCACCGGATCCCCCGCCCCGGTCCCGACCGGCGAGAAGGTCTGGGTCACCGACCAGCAGGACGGGCAGCTGTGGCCGCGGCACTCGCCGGTGGCCGAGGTCGGCCACTGGACGTACCCGGTGGCGGAGCCGGTGCCGGACACTCCCGCCTGGTCCAGTGTCACCACCGCCCCCATGTCGCGATACAACTTCACCGCCGGGGTGCTGAACGACAAGCTCTACGTGGTCGGCGGCTACGACCCGGCCGTGGGCAACCTGTCCCGCACCGATTGTTACGACAACGCCACCGGCACCTGGAGCACCCGGGCTGCGGTCGACATCCAGCTGCAGGGAAACCTGGCTCACGGGTGGTACAACGGCCGGCTCTACATCGCGGGCGGCAGCGCCGGCGGCGGCAGCGGCAACAACCGCGTCCGCTGCTACGACCCGGGCGCCGACACGTGGTCGCTGGTCGGCGCCGTGCTGCCGACCCCGGTGCCGTTCGGCGCCGGGGGCAGCCGGCATGGGATGATCGGCAACAAGCTCTACGTGCTCGGCGGCCAGTCCGGCGCCAACCCGATCACCCGGCTACTGGCCTACGACGTCGACGCCGGCACCTGGGCCACCTTGGCGCCCATCCCTGTCGCGGTCGCTGAACATGGCAGCGCCGTCATCGACGGCAAGCTCTACGTGGTCGGCGGCTGGACGATCGGCTCGACGAACGCGACCAAGAAGACGTGGCGCTACGACCCGGCCGCCGACACCTGGACCGCCCTGGCCGATATGCCTGGTGGCCGCAACTCTTCGCACACGGTCGCCCACTTTGGCAAGCTCTACGTGATCGGCGGCAACAACGACAACAACGGCGGCGCGAACACCAACGCGTGGCGATACGACCCGGCCACCAACACCTGGGAGACGCTCCCAAACCCGCCGATCCTGCCCGGGAAGTCGGGCTCCCCGGACACCCCCAGAGGTATCGGCAAGGGCGCGGCCGTCGTGCTGGGCGGCAAGGTGACCACCGTGCTCGGAAGAGACGGGTACACGCCCAACCCGCAAGGCATCTACCGCCTGGACGGCATCTACGACCACACCGCTGCGCCGCCGCCGTCCGACCCGGTGTGGGTCGTCGACAGCAGCGCCGGCCTGCAGTGGCCGTAGACGGGCTGTAGACACCCTGTAGACACCCCCAGGTGTCTACACATAACCGCAGGTCAGGGGCGGTTTTCCCGCCGTGTAGACACGTAGACACCCTAAAACCTGAAACTCTTCTCTACCTACTTCTTGCCGGTTTCAAAGTATGGGGTGTCTACATGTCTACATCGACCGAAAAGGGCCTCTGACCTGCGGTTATATGTAGACACCCTGTAGACACCGGCGGGGTGTCTACATTCCAGGGCTGGCTGCTAGGCGTCCACCCTGCCACCTGGGCCCCGCAGGGCTGCGCCATTACACCCCCGGCGTGTCGCGCGTCATCATCCACATTCGGTACATCTGGCCACTACTGTTGCGCACGTTGCTCTCCCACCTGACCTACGAGGACGCCATGAGCCAGAGCGAGAAGGCCCAGTACTTCCGGGCCTTGAAGGACGCCGGAGTGCAGTTCGACAAGCACTACCGCGAGTACAAGACCGACGAGCTGCGCGCGGCGTACGAGAAGCTGGTCGCTGCCCAGCCGGAGCTCGGCATCAAGCCGGAGCCCGCGCCCGCCCCGGCGCCGCCGAAGTTCGACTTCGCCGAGGCCGCGCGCCAGGCCGCCGCCGCCGAGGCCACCCGGCCCCAGCCGCCGACCGCGCCGGTCGCGCGGGCCAACCCCAACGAGCTGCCCGGCCAGCGGCTGAACTCCCAGGCCGAGGACCAGCCGATCCGCACCGACCCCGACACCGGGCGGGTCTGGTTCCAGGAGGAGGTCCTCAAGCCGGGCTTCCCCAAGCCGCGCGGCCGCCGCGTGCTGTCCTACCTGGACACCGGCACCGAGACCAAGACCGTGAAGACCGGCCCGAAGGGCGAGTTCATGGAGACCTTCGAGGTCTCCGGCACCGGGGTCGCGCGCACCGCCGAGGTCAAGATCACGATGCCGTCCTACCAGGTCGGGATCTGCAAGGACCCCCGGTTCCCGTTCAAGATCCACACCTACAACGGGAACGAGGGCTTCGACCTGTTCGAGGTCCAGGACTTCTACAAGGGCGCCGAGCTGGTGCCCAAGGAGATCAAGCGGGTGTACGTCGAGAACGTGCTCTGCTACGACATCCGCACCACCGTGCGGGCCATCCAGAGTGAGTACCGTGCGCTGCAGCTCGCGGGAAAGGTGAAGTGACATGAGCGAGAACATCGAGCTGAGCGAGCGCGACCTGGCCGACCTCGAGGCCCTGGGTGTCGAGGGCGGCGAGCTGCCGAACTTCCACCCCGTGCTCGAGGTGTGGCGCGAGGTGCTCAAGCCCGCGACCGAGCTGGCCGCCGAGAAGGTCACCCCGCAGTGGGCCAGCCGGATGGTGGCCACCTACACCGGCCTGAAGCACGGCGACATGAACGAGCTGCGCGACCGCTACTACGCCAAGATCGCCGAGCTCGCCGCGATCCTCGACTTCGAGATCGCCACCGACGAGAACTGCCTCGTCTACACCACGCCCGAGGAGGACGTGGCCGAGAACAGCCACCACTACAAGAGCCTGCTGCTCAACTGGCAGCTGGCGTTCCTGGCCTGGGAGCTGGCCTGGGACTGCGCCGACCCGCACGCCGTGGTCGAGCTGGCCGCGATCTCGGAGGTGCACAAGATGTTCTTCTCCGAGACCGGCCTGACCCAGTTCCTCGACAACATCCGCTTCGAGTACACCGAGGCCGACCGCGACGACCTGACCGCCGCGCTCAACGAGCTGCGTGAGGGGGAGAAGTGAGTGTCCAGCCCGGCGAGCCGGAGGCCGTGGAGCTTCCTCGCAGTACTGACGCTGCGTTCTCGGCGCTCATGGATGTCCTGGCGCCGGAGGCGGACGGAGGCTCGGCTGCGTCGGGCGCTGCGCCGGCAGATGCTGCTGCAGCAGATGGTGCTGGCGGAGCGCCGGCGGGTGCAGCAGCTGGAGGAGCAGCTGTTCCCACCGCCGGTGAGGAGGCTGGATCCGCCGGTGGCGGTGGAGCCGCCGGTGGCGACGGAGCAGGAGCTGCTCCCGCCGCCGCCGGTGCCGGAGCTGCTGCTGACGCCGGGGCTGCGGCCGATGCCGGAGCCGGAGCCGGAGCCGGAGCCGATGGAGCCGCCGGAGCTGGTGATCGCCCGGGAGCTGGGACTCGACCTGCCGCGGAGCTGATGCCCCGCTTCGGGGAGATGGCCACCGCGCTCGAGGAGAAGACCGCGCAGGCCTACCAGCAGACCGCCTTCGAGGCGGTGAAGACCGAGCACGCCCAGTACTTCGACGCGCTCGGCAAGCACCCCCGCCTGCTGGCCGGCACCCAGGTCCCGCGCCTCGACGGCAAGGACGGCATGGAGACGCTGCGCGACGCGGCCGATGCCAAGGAGTGGCAGGACGCGGTCAAGTCGATCCTGGTCGAGGAGATCAAGGGCCGGGCCTCCAAGGCCATGGACGAGAACGCCGACTTCCTGAACACCGTGCACGCCTCGATCGCGCTGTTCCAGAACAACCCGGACCTTGTCCCGGGAACGGCGGAGTTTGACCAAGATCTGGCAAACCGGTTCGCTCAGCTGGCCGCGCCCTACGAGCTGCGTGTAGAAGGGAAGCTGCAGGGGTATTCCATCCCTGTACAGCCGATCATCGAGCAGCTCAGGGCGCACGTCGCCACCGAGCGGCAGGCCAAGGCGGAGTCCTCCGCCGCGGTAGGGTCGTCTGGTTCCCCGGCAGCCGCCGGGGCTGCCGCTTCGACCCCGGCAGCCCCGGCGGCTGTCTCTGCTCCCGCACCCGTCGACCCGCCCCAGGCGGGCATCACGTCCAAGGCCGGGAGCGGCGAGCACGCCGAGGACTTCTCCGCCCTGTTCGGCACCATCGGCCTGCCCAACCTGCAGATCTGAGGAGATCACCATGGCATCGCACCTGGTCACCAACATCCTGCTCCTGCTCATCCTGCTCGTGCTCCTGCTCGGCGCCTACCGAGGCCGACCCCTGTGATCCGTGTCGCCACCGCGAACATCCTGAAGACCCTCGACCGCCGGCCGGCGCGGCGCGCACTGCTCTCGGTGCTCGCCCACCGCCCGGCGTTCGGGGGCCTGCAGGAGTGGGAGGCCGACCGGGACGCGATCCTGCGCGAGCTCGGCTACCTGACCCGCACCCCGTACGCCCGGAAGCTGCCGAGCGAGGACTACGTCTTCCTCCGGCCGCTGCACGGCGGGCCGGTCGCCTTCTACGACGCCGCCCGCTACGACCTGGCCCGGCTGCGCTCGCGGCTGCTGGCGCACGGGCCGCGCCCGACCCGGGCCACCGAGCTGATCCTGCAGGACAAGCGGTCCGGCGCCCTGGTGCCGGTGCTCGACCTGCACCTGCTGGCCCACCACGACCGCCCGGCGTACGAGGCGGCCTGGCGCGCGGGCCGCGGGGCCGCGATGGACTGGGCCGAGCAGTGGCACGGCGGCCCGGCCTTCGTGCTCGGGGACACCAACAAGCACCGGATGGACCTGCCGCCCCTGCGCTCGTGCTGGGACGGCCGCGCCGCCCAGCCGACCGGGCCCGGCGGCGGCACCATCGACTCGATCTACGCCCGGGAGCGGGCGCTCGAGGTCGAGACCGTCGAGCACGACGGCGACCACAAGGCCGTGGTCGCCACCTACCGCAAGGAGAACTGATGAGCTTCACACCCCAGCAGTCCATCGGCCCGGTGGAGATCGAGCACCGCTTCGGCTTCCACAAGGCCACCATCGAGGGACCCGAGGCCACGTTGCCCCGGCACCGTGACGTCCGGCTGCTCTACCGCGAGTTCGCCGAGCGCCTCGACGAGATCCTGCCCGCTGGCCGGGCGAAGTCGGTGGCGTTCACCGAGCTGGAGAACGCCAGCATGTGGAGCCACAAGGCGATCGCGGAGCTCGCGCCCTCGGTGACCGAGTAGCCATGCCCACGTTCCCTGTCCACTACCGGCCGCGGCCGTACCAGGAGGAGCTCCACCGCATGTGGCGCTCCAAGCGGTACGGCATCGCGGTGCTGCCCCGGCAGTCGGGCAAGGACGTGGCCGCGAGCATGGAGCAGTGCGACGCCCGGCTGCGGACGCCGAAGACCACCGGCGTCTACATCAGCCTGAACAACCCGACCGTCCGCGACATCCTGTGGGACAAGACCTACATGGACCCGGTCACCGGGCAGTTCATCCAGGCGCTGCAGGACAACGTGCCGCCCGACCAGGTCGACTGGAAGAACACGGTGATGGAGGGCCGGTTCACCAACAAGAGCCGGCTCAAGCTGCAGGGCTACTTCCAGTCCGGCTCGGACACCTCCGGTGTCGGCACCGCGTTCCAGGACTACACGATCACCGAGCTGGCGCTGTTCTTCCGCGAGGATCCGATCCCGCGGCTCATGCCCATCCTCGACAACGAGAACGAGCCGAAGCGGCTGATGGCGGTGAGCACCCCGCGCGGCCGGCGGAAGAACCCGCTGTGGGCGCTGATGGAGTCGCTCAAGGACAACCCGCAGGCGCAGGTCATCATCCGCACGATCGACGACCTGAACGAGATGATGCGCCGCAACGGGCTGCCGCCGGTGCGCACCGAGGCGCAGCTCGAGCTGACCCGCGACTCCTACCTCAAGCGGTTCGGCAACGACCGCATGTTCGAGCAGGAGTACTACTGCTCCTTCGAGCAGATGGACGCGGCCGCCGTGTACGGCGAGGCGTACATGAAGATGGTGGCCGAGCAGCGGATCTACGACTTCAACCTCAACGCCGGCCACCCGGTCTACGTGATCTTCGACATCGGCTCCTCGGGCATGCACTCGGATGCCACCTCGTGGATCGCGGTGCAGTACATCAACGGGCGGAAGTTCATCTACGACTGCGGCGAGGGCCACGGCAAGGCGCTGCCGGAGTACGTCGACGTCCTTCGCACCAAGCCCTGGTTCCCGATGATCGCGCAGATCGTGCTGCCCTGGGACGGCGAGCACCACGAGACCGCGGTGAACACCACGCCGGCGGACATGATGCGCCAGAAGTTCCCGAACGTGGCGGTGCTGGCCAAGTCCAACAAGGTCTACAAGATCCCCGGCTCCCGGCAGGGTGACTACGACCTGATCACCGACATCCAGCAGACCCGGATGAACCTGTACCAGACGGTCGTGCACGAGACGAACTGCCAGTGGTTCCTCGAGTGCCTGGAGAACTACAAGTACGAGTTCAACACCAAGCTCCAGGAGTGGAGCGACAAGCCGCTGCACGACAAGCACAGCCACATGATGGACACGCTGCGCTACGCCGACCAGGCGGAGAAGGAGCTCAACTACTTCGGCGGCACCTTCTACGACCTGCCCGGCCAGAGCCAGGGCAGCACCGACTACACCGAGGACTGGTCAGGAGTGTGGGCCCGATGAGCAACATGTCGATCCGGCAGGCGCTGCAGCAGGTCGCGGACTACCCGCGTGCGCTGGACGACGATCGCCTGCAGATGAAGGTGCACGAGCTCGTGTGCCGCACGCTCTTCGACATCGCCAACCGGCCCGACGCCGCCGAGCGCGGCAGCATGGCGCGGGCCAACAAGGCGCGCAAGATGATCCTCGACCGGCTGGTCGGCAAGCGCCGCGCGGGCAGCCACCCGGCGACGAGGACGGTGGTGGCGGTCGAGTTCCTCGACCTCACCGGAGGGGAGCTGGAGTGAGCACCGAGATCGTCGCCGTCACGCGCAAGTTCCGCAAGCAGATCCCGGACACACACCGGGCCAGCCTGGACACCCGGATCCAGTGGCTGTGGCACCAGCGGTTCGGCACCGTGCAGATGGTGTGGAAGGACAGCACCGACGTCCTCGACGTCACGGCCGCCACGCTTT